GTTTCCGCACAGGAACTGCTTTAAGTATTACTGCGGGAACTGAATACACGATTACAGTTGGAGCAGGTGGCGCTGGCGCGGCAACAAGAGCCGATGGCGCTAAAGGCAGCGATTCTGTTTTTAGTACGATTACCTCAGCAGGCGGCGGAGCAGGTGCGGAGTATCAGACGACTCCGGCGAGTAAAGCAGATGGAGGTTCAGGTGGTGGTGCTGGCGGTTCAAGCATTGCCGGAATCGCTGGTACTGGAAACACTCCGTCAGTCAGCCCGTCCCAAGGTAATAACGGCGCGAATGGTCCTGCCGCAGTAAGCGCGGGTGGCGGAGGCGGTGCTAGTGCCGCAGGAAGTGCTGGCACAACGCCTAATGGTGGTGCTGGTGGAAATGGTACGGCATCGAGCATTTCTGGTTCATCCGTAACATATGCCGGAGGCGGCGGAGGATCTGGAGAAGGTGCGCGAGGGCCGGGAGGCACAGGCGGTGGCGGTGCTGGAGGAAATCCGTCAAATCCCGGCGCTGACGGAGCTGCTAATACTGGCGGTGGCGGCGGCGGAGCATTTTCTCCTCCATCTGGCGCAGGCGGCTCCGGTATCGTAATTCTCAAGGTCAACTTCACATGAAAACATATCAACTGATGGGCATTGATACGGCGATGCACTTGCTGCGTCCCGGTGCAAAGTGGGAGATCAGCAACCGCGAAATCACCCGCTGGGAAGACCCAAGGCCGAAGCCGTCGTGGGACGAGATCATGTTTACGATTGAGAAGATCAAGGAACTTGAGGACGCCGTGCCGACGATCCTGCTGCCCGAGCAGCAGAAGGCGTTTGAGGACTACGTTGAGCAGATTGAAAAGGCGGTCGCGTGAATCTGTATTCCATATTCCCGACGGCGGTTGCCAAGTTTGAACTCGGGCGCGACTTCAGCCCCGAGGAAACTGCCTTTGTGGACTCGCAAGAGACGCACAAGAACCAAGGCAACACGACGAGCAACGACCGCTATGTGCTGCGCCACGACACGATGGCAAACCTCAAGGCGTTCGTAGAAGCGAGCGTCCATGCGTATCTACAAAGTATCTACGCGCCGAAAAACGAGGTCGGCTTACGCGTGACGCAATCGTGGCTCAACTACTGCCAGCCCGGTCAATGGCACCACAAGCACGCGCACCCCAACAGCTTCATCAGCGGCGTCCTCTACATGAAGGCCGCACGCGAGCGCGACAAGATCTATTTCTACCGCGACGGCTACCAGCAGATCAAAGTCCCGACGAACGACTGGAACCTGCACAACTCAGAATCGTGGTGGTTTGAAGTCGGTGCCGGTGACTTGATGCTGTTTCCCTCGCACTTGACGCACATGGTGGAAGCCGTGCAGCAGGAGCGGGTATCGCTATCGTTCAACACTTTCCCGGTTGGTTATGTCGGGGAAGAAGAATCGCTAACGGCGTTGCATCTTGAGAACCCTCAAGGCGCAGCGTAATGACTTTCCAGAGTTTTACGCGGAGTACAGTATTGATGATCTAGGGATATTCATGGACAAACTGCCGGTCGCCTTTTTGCCAATCATTAAGGCCGACATCGAGCAGCGAGGCATGGTTCACCCGATCATCATTTTCAGTCCTTACGAGCAGTACCAGACCGACCCGAATCCGGTGCTGCCCGCAAAGACGAGTTGGAGGCGAGAGATACTGCGGGTGTACATGGGACACAAAAGGGTGTGGGTGGCAAGGGAATTAGGTTACTCGCACATTTCTGCGTACCATGTACGGACGGACAAGCAAGCCCGAGCGTTATGCGGGCATACGACGATGAGAGAGTTTTGCCCAAATTGAGGAGTGATTAAAGTGGCGCACTACGCAGAATTGGATGAAAACAATGTCGTCAAGCGCGTAATCGTTGTCGCTAACAAGGACACGGCTGACGCTAACGGCAACGAGAGCGAGGCCATTGGCGTGGCGTTCTGCCAGAAGCTGCTCGGCGGCAACTGGAAGCAGACGAGCTACAACGGCAACATCCGCAAGCACTACGCCGGGATCGGCTATACCTACGATGCCGCGCTGGATGCGTTCATCCCGCCGCAGCCGTATCCGTCATGGACGCTCGATGCCGCCTGCAACTGGCAGGCTCCGGTGCCGATGCCGTCTGACGCTGGCACGGGCGAACCGCCCAAAATGTATACTTGGGACGAAGCTGCCCAGGCGTGGGTTGTTGCCCCGAAGGAGTAAAACATGAGTACGATTAAGATTTCGCAACTGCCGTCCGCGACTTCGCCCGTTGCGCGATCTAGTCTCGTGCCGGTGGTGCAGAACAACGTCACCGTTAAAGCAACCCTTGGGCAACTGCAAGAAGTTGCTAGCGTCACGGATTACGGTGCGGTAGGCAACGGCGTTACCGATGATTCGGCGGCCATACAGCTTGCCGTCAACGCCAACGACGCGGTGTATTTTCCTGCGGGGACGTATCGAGTCAACTCGCCTATTACGCTAAAAAGCAACAACATGGTGTTCGGCGACGGCGCTTCGTCGGTCATCTACTACACCGGCAGCGCTACAAGCCAAGGCGCCCTCTACGCTAACTCGGGTTCGGCCTCAGCCTACATCGACAACTTGGTGGTGCAAAACATCAAGGTGTTAGGCACCGTCGCCACGGCAGGTTTCAGCGAGTTTGTCCACCTCATTTCGCTCAGCGGTGTTCGCAACTGCCTCATCGACAACTGCGAAATTGTCGGCTTCCGGGGCGACGGCATTTACATCGGTAGCGGCGATCTGGCTGGCCAAGAGCGCCACAACATCGACGTAACGATCAGCAACTGCTACATCGACGGCGTGAACAACGACAACCGCAATGGCATCAGCGTCATTGACGGCACCAGCGTCACGATTGAAAACAATTATTTCACGCGCTGCACCCGCAGCAATATGCCGGGTGCGATTGACATTGAACCGGACGCTAATGTCTATCACATCATTCGCAACATCAGCATTCGCAACAACCGCATCTTCGATTGCCGTGGCAGCGTGGGAGCGATTACGGTTTTTTTAGGCATTCAGACGTGGACGACGCCGCCCAACGGATTTTTGATTGAAGGCAACTACATTGACACGCCCAATGCGCCGAGCGACAACACCTACGGCATATTTTTTGAGTTTGGCAATCCGTTTGCTTCGCCGCCTATTCCGCCTATTACAGAAGCCACGCATAACCTTGGCGTTCGCATCCTCAACAATTACGTCAAGCTTCCAAACACCGGCCCCGGTCGGGCGTTTGTAGTTTGGAATATTAATGACGCGATTATTTCGGGTAACGATTTTGTCGGCGGGTCGGTATCGTTGATCGGCTTTCCGAATACAGCTGTCTACGATCTTGCATTAACCAACAACGCTTTTAGGAGTGTTAATGGCGCGGGAGATTACGCGGTAAGCATTAACGGTGGCAGTCGTTTAACTATTGAGGGTAACACCTTTACAGATTGCGGCGGAGTTAGTGGAGCAGCCCGAGGTGCTATTGAGTTTACTGGTACTGAAATGCTTGCTAACAATACGTTTAGCAGCGGCGCAAACTGGACGACCGGCACGGGCTGGAGCATTGGCGCAGGTGTTGCCACTAAAACCGCAGGCACGGCGGCATCGCTTTCACAAACGGTAGGCGGCGGTGGCGGCCTTGTTGCGGGCGTGACGTACAAACTGACGTACACCATCACCCGTAGCGCCGGCACGATTACGCCGCGCTTTACGGGCGGCACAACGGTTACCGGCACGGCGCGTAGCGCTTCCGGTACGTACACCGAATACCTCACCGCTGTAAGTGGCAATACCACGTTCGACTTTTTGGGCGATTCAGCGTTTGCAGGCACCGTGGACGATGTGTATTTGGTACGCGGCTGGTCGCAGTACGTCGATTTCCTAAACAACACGTTTCTTTCGCCTAATGGTACGTTTACCCAACAGGCTGTTCGAGATGCAGGTCATGGATTCGATGCGGCAACTAATCGGTTTATTGGTAATACGGTAATCGCAGGAACTAACCAGTTCCTTGCCGACATTAATTTCAACAACAATCCGATTGGGCTAACCAACAACATCCCGAACCTCGGTATCGGCGCAGTTCCGACAACGTATGCGCTGACCGTAGATACGGGGGCTGTGCCAGCGGCGTCGTTCAAAAGCACTACGGGTGGCCCGCAAGCTATTGCGACGGATGGCACGGTTACTCAAGCTGTGGGCTACACGGTAAGCAGTTATGCTTTTAACGGCACTACTTCAAATCATCCGTGGGCGCTTTTAACCAATAACACCACTCGTGTCGAAGTCAGCCCCACCGGAAACTTTGTAATTGGAACGGCAGCGCTTCTCACAACCGCGACTGATGGTTTTTTGTATGTTCCGACTTGTGCTGGAACGCCGACCGGTACGCCAACAAGTTATTCGGGCGCAGCTCCGATTGTTATAGATACAACCAATAACAAATTGTATTTTTACAGTAGCGGCCAATGGCGCGATGCGGGGCCATAAGAGGTATTTATGATTAAGTGGAACATCGTGAGCGTGGACACAGAGACGGTTGCCGGTCGAGAGAATGCAATCACTATGGCGCGCTGGGTATGCAAAGCCATCGACGGCGACAAAATAGCGGTTTGGCCGGGAGCCACCGCCCTTGGCGCCCCGTCGGGAAACTTCACCCCTTACGACAAATTGACCGAAGAGGCCGTTTTGGGATTTTGCTTTGGTGACGGGCTGGAAAAGTCAGTTATTGAAGCCAAGGTCCAAGACGATCTTGAGCGCGCACTTTCCGCTCCCGTCAGCCCTCCGCTGCCGTGGGCAAGCGTTGCGTAATAACAACGCATAGGATATTGTTTTACCCGTACTGGCCCGAACGACCAGGGTTCCAAAAGGAACACAAATGGCTGACGAAAATCAGTTGGTTGAGCAAGTAGCGGCGGAAGCCGCGCCGGAACTGGAGGTCACGGCGGCCCCAGAACCCGAAGTTGCTGCGGAAGCAGCGGCTACGCCGGAAGAGAAGCCCGCCAAATCGTTCACTCAAGAAGAGTTGGACGCAATGGTAGGCAAAAGACTTGCACGGGAACGTCGCAAGTGGGAACGAGAGCAGGCACTGAAGGCGCCGACGAAAGCCGACGCCACCGCAGAACTGCCCGACAGGGAAGCAGACCCAGACGCCTACGCGGAAGCCCTTGCTGTCCGTAAGGCCGAAGAACTGCTTGCCAAGCGGGAAGCCGAGCGGCAACAGGCCGAACTCTTGAACGGCTATTACGACCGCGAAGAGGCGGCGCGTGAGAAGTACGACGACTTTGCACAAGTCGCGTACAACCCGGCGCTACCGATCACGACCGTGATGGCACAGACGATTCAAGGAAGCGAGATTGGCCCCGACGTAGCCTACTATTTAGGCGCCAACCCCCGCGAAGCAGAACGTATTTCCCGCCTATCGCCGTACTTGCAAGCCAAAGAGATTGGCAAGATCGAGGTCAAGTTGACCGACAATCCGCCAGTCAAAAAGACAACCAGCGCACCGCCCCCGCTGAAGCCGGTAACGGCTAGAGGCACGGCGAACGGCTCCTACGAGACGACGGACCCCCGGTCGGTAACGGCCATGAGTACGTCGGAATGGATTGAGGCCGAACGTCGTCGCCAGATCAAGCAGTGGGAATCGGCGCAAAGACGTTAACCATTTACTAGGAGTAATTCCGTGGCTAATACACTTCTTACTATCGACATGATCACGAGGAAGGCGCTCGAGATTCTCGAGAACAACCTTGTGATCACCCGCAATGTTAACCGCCAGTACGACAACAGCTACGCCGTGGAAGGCGCCAAGATCGGCACCACGCTGCGTATCCGTCTGCCGGACCGCGCCCTTGTAACTGACGGTGCCGCCCTCCAGGTGCAGGACGACAACGAGCAGTTCACGACCCTCACCGTCGCTTCGCAGAAGCACATCGGCGTCAACTTCACGACTGCCGAAATGACGATGCAGTTGGACGACTTCGCCGAGCGCGTTCTCAAGCCGCGTATGTCGCAGCTTGCGGCGTCCATCGACGCGGACGTGGCGAACAGCTTCAACAACATCTTCCAGTCGGTCGGCACCCCCGGCACCACCCCGTCCTCGACGCAGGTGCTGCTCGCCGCCCAGCAGAAGCTGAACGAAGCCGCTGCCGTGATGTCGCCGCGCTACGTGACCGTGAACCCGGCCGCGAACGCTGCGCTCATTGAGGGCATGAAGGGCTTGTTCAACCCCGTCAGCACCATCTCGGCGCAGTTCAAGAACGGTATGTTCGGCGAAGGCATCCTTGGGTTCAACGAACTCAATATGTCGCAGTCGATCAAGCAGTTCACGACCGGCAGCCGCGCTGCGGCCAGCGTTTCGGTGAAGGGCACGGTGTCCACGCAGGGCGCCTCAACCATCACTCTTAACGGCGTGACGGGCGAAACCCTCAAGAAGGGCGATGTGTTCACCATTGCGAACGTGTTTGCGGTCAACCCGCAGACCCGCGAGTCCACCGGCTCGCTCCAGCAGTTCGTGGTGACGGAAGACATCACCGCCGCCTCAAGCGAGTACTTGAACGTGAAGATCTCTCCGGCGATCTACACTTCGGCGCACGCTTTGGCGACCGTTAACTCGTTCCCGCAGAACAGTGCGGCAGTGACGTTCCTCGGCGGCGTTTCCACCCAGTACCCGCAGAACCTCGTGTACCATCGTGACGCGATTGCGTTTGCGACGGCCGACCTGCTCATGCCGCAGGGCGTGGACATGGCGAGCCGACAGGTCCACAACGGTATCTCCATGCGCGTTGTCCGTCAGTACGACATCAACAACGACCGTATGCCGTGCCGTATCGACGTGCTGTATGGCTACTCGGTGATTCGTCCGCAGATGGCCGTGCGCCTCTGGGGCTAACCCTTAAATTCACAGGAGTAACTAAACATGGCACTTCCTAACGGTACTAGTGGGTATCAGTTTAATGCGGGCAACATCGGCGAAGCCCTGCTGTTTCCGCAGGGCGCCCCGACGGCGCTGACGGCTGCGGCGACGGCAACGGCTGCCCAGTTGGCTAATGGCCTTTTCACGTTCAATGGCACGGCGGGCGATCTGACTCTCCCGACGGTTGCCAACCTTGAATTGGTCGTCAACGTGGACAAGCCGGATGTGGCTTTTGACTTTTTTGTTATCAACATCGACGCCTCCACGGACGACATAACTGTCGCCACGAACACGGGGTGGACGCTGGTTGGCAACATGAAGGTCGATGAAGCCACGTCGGGCCATTTCCGCGTTCGCAAGACGGGTGTGGGCACCTGGACTTGCTACCGCATCTCGTAATGGCAACGCCCCCGGCAGAGCAATCTGTCGGGGGCACTACCTAAAGGGGTATTGATATGCCTAATTCAAAGGCGATTGGTGTTGCCTTTTCCGACCCGGAACTTGACGGTGCGGTAATTGGCGCGGCAGGCGGCACCGTAGGCTTCTTCGGAACGACGCCCGTTGCCGAAGGCGCGGCGCTGACGACTCAGTTGACGACGATTACGTTTACTGCGCCGGTCACGCCGGACTTCGCAATCCAAGACTTGACGCAATCAACTCCGTTTGGCTTTGTCACCAAGGACGAAGGCAACACGGTGCTGTCTGTCATCAAGAACTTGCAGGACCGCGTGGGTCAGCTTGAGTCGCGGTTGCAGGCTTACGGGTTGCTGCCGTAACTATGCCAAATATCTACTTGCAACATCCCAAGCATGGCACGAAAGTCGCTATTTCTTGGCTTGAGGCGCAGGAAGATATGCAGCATGGGTGGGAGGAATTTGACCCTTCTGACCCGGATGATTCAGAATCTCCGGCGTCTCCAGAAATGGAGGCGTCGGAGACTTCTGGCAATGCTTTACGGGCGCGTCGTCGCCGCAGGGAGTAAATAATGTCTACCACCGCTGGGGACCAGATCAACGGTGCGCTGCGTTTGATCGGGATGCTGGCGGAGGGCGAAGTCCCCTCGGCGGCCACCTCACAGGACGCCCTTACAGCGCTTAATCAGATGATCGAATCGTGGAGTACCGAGCGTCTCTCGGTATTCTGCACTATCGACCAAGTATTTAATTGGCCGCCCAACACGCGCATTCGCACGCTCGGCCCGACCGGCGATTTTGTTGGTTCGCGCCCCGTCAAGTTGGACGATGCCACCTTTTTCCGCGATGCCTCGACCAACGTGTCGTATGGCATCAAGATGATTAACCAAGAGCAGTACAACAACATTGCGGTCAAGACCGTAACGTCAACGTACCCGCAAATCCTCTGGTACAACCCGACGCACCCGAACATTGAGATGTATCTCTATCCGGTGCCCTCTCGCGTGCTGGAGTTCCACTTTGTTTCGGTACAGGAACTGAGCCAGCCTGCTGCGCTTGATACGACCCTTGCCTTTCCGCCAGGTTACCTGCGAGCGTTCCGCTACAACCTTGCGTGCGAGATTGCACCGGAGTTTGGCGTGGAGCCGTCGCAGCAGGTACGTCGCATAGCGATGTACAGCAAGCGCGATCTCAAGCGCATCAACTTCCCCGGCGATGTCATGGCGATGCCGTCGGCGCTGATGGTTAACCGTCCGCGCTTCAATATCTATACGGGCAACTTCTAATGAAGTCACCGATTCTGGGTAGCAGCTACGTCATACGTAGCGTCAACGCTGCCGACAATCGGATGATTAACTTGTACCCCGAGGTCATTCCCGAGGGCGGCAAGGAGCCGGCGTACCTGCAACGCTGCCCCGGTTTAACGCGTGTCGTTACAGTCGGCACCGGCCCGATTCGTGGTTTGTATACGCTCGGCAACTTTCTATACGTTGTATCGGGCGACCAACTCTACAAACTTAATTCCAACTACGCCCTGCAAGGCGCCAACGATCTGCTGTTAGAAAGCGGTTCATTTCTGCTGCTGGAAGATGGCAGCCGAATCCTTTTGCAAGACCAAAGCAACCCGTCGCTTGGCGTGATATCGGGCACCGGCCCGGTGTCGATGGCGGACAACGGCA